TACATCGTTGATGTATTTAGGTATCATCGTTTCAAAATCTTTTAAAGCTTGAGGAGTTAATCTTCTACCCATTATACTAAATAATTCACTCCAAGTATCTCTAATACCATCAAACTGATTAAACAATTTAGTAATGTCTTCTTGACTTGCTTTGTATTTAGTTTTTAAAAGTTTTTGTAAAGCTTCTTTTTTAGCTGTAGGAATAGATTCTATTTCTACATTATAGATTTGCTTACCTGTTTTAAATTCTTTACCTGTTGCATCTAATTTAATTTCATCAACTGTTTGAAAAATAGGTTTTAATTTACCATTCTTTGCATTGCCTGACATCAACACATCATTTAATTCTTTACCAATAGTTTTTTTAGCTTCTAGAAAAGGTACTTTATCTACCGCAACATTTCTGTAATTTCTAGCTAGCTTATCAGTAAGTTTATCTATTTGTCTCATAGCTACATCACCAACGTTAGTATCTCTAGCTACCCTACCTGCCATTACATTCTTTGCATCAAAACCTTCTTGAGTTAACAAACCATTGGATCTGAACCAGCTATCTAATTTATCTACACTCTTATCAAAGCCACGCTTCACTTTATTCGATCCACGCACCTCTCTCATCTTACCAACTAATTTACCAGCCGCGCCAAACGCACCGGTGAATGCAGCACCTTCTATACCAAACTTAAGTCTGTTCATAAGTTCGTTAGCAGCGCTATCACTATCTCTATTTATTTCTGTGGGACCTCCTAAAAAATCTCCAAATGTTCCAGCATCTTGTACATCACCAACTGTAACACCTTCAGCTAAACCTGCAGCTATTGATCCTTGTGCAAATCTTCTAGTTTTTTCACCTGTTGTTATGGCTCTACCTGCTTGTTTTGCAGCGATGGTTGCTTTACCTAAACCACTTGCAGCTTTAAATGCAAGACCTCCAGGCACACCAATATTAACTATAAGTTCTGTAATTTTACCAATACCTGTTGAAGCTGCTAATTCATCAAATGGATTTATTTTATCAAAATATGCTTCAACTGCTTCTACTCTATCTTTATCTACTCCTAAATCTAATAATGCTGCACCGAATGTTGCAGTTCCTTCAAATATTTTTAATACACCAGAGGGTACAGCTGCTGCCATAGACAATGCCCAATTTGGTTCATCTGTTTCCGTTTTTTGATTTGGAATCGGATTAAAGGTTGTCATTATAACCTCCTACTATACTCGTACTTTTTTATTACCAACAACTTTAAAAATTGTTTTTGTATCTTCCTCTAAATAATATTTTCCATCATCAGACCCATCTGAAGCCGGTTCATAACCTGCTTCAACTTGTTCTTTAGTAATAACTTCTACTGGACCATCTGCTGCTAGTATTGATTGAAGAACTGACACAGGAGGAGATCCACCTAATTTTACAGTAGCGTCTCTAATTTGTTCTTTAACATTTCCTTTTTTAAGTTCCGCAGAAAGACCTAATTTAGTTATAAGTTGGTCTGTTTGTTCTTTAGATCTTTTACCTGCAATGTAATCATTAATTGCTAATGCAGTTGCTGTTTGATCTCCTTTTTCAATTGAATCTTTTGCTCTTTGAGTTCTGCTGTCTCTAGATGTTGCAAATGCTGCTACATCAGCTGCTGATGATCCTACAGTTGCTCCTTCTTTTTGTGATCCTTCAAAGAATTTTAATAAGTAATCTGATGCATCTTGTATTCTAGCATCTTTTAATTTTTTCTCATTTGCTTCACCTAATAATTCTTTAAACAATTCTGCTTGTTCTCTAATTAAAGCTTTTTCATCTATTACTGTGCTAGATGGTTCATTACCTCTTGGACTTAAATCTGGTTGATTAGCTAACATTTTTTCCAAACTTTGATCTTTAATAGATTGAGGGCTTAAATTTTCTTTTTCAATAGCTTTCATTGTATCAACATCGACACCCATTTCTTTTGCTTTTGCTTTTTCTGCGTCTTTTTTTTCTTTTTGTTCTGCAAAAATATCTTCCGTAGTTTTTTTAATAATATCTCCGTCAGTTCCAACTTCTACATCTTCTTCTTTATCAAGAATATTTCGACTTGTTCCTAAAAAATCTTTCATACCTAAAATATCAGACGTGCTAGTTTGTGGATATAACTCACCTCCAAGTATCATATTATTAGAACCATATCCTCTGGTATCAGTTCCTAAAAGTTTGCTTAAATAATCACCACCATTACTAAAACCAACTCTACCACCATCCATTAATCCAGATGTGATACCTGTGCCACGGCTATCTACCGGGCCACCTCTAAACATTGGTCTTCTTAAAATTTTACTCATTATCCGAATAATCCTAGTTTACCACCAATACCTGCGATACCTGCGGCACCTCCTAGGAATTGTGACATAGGACTAGACGACGGAGCTACTGCTGCAGTACCTACAGTTTGTGTAGGGAAAGCACCTGGTTGAATTTGTGCAAGTTGTTGACCGATCAATCCTAATTGTGTGAACGGTTGGAATTGTTTTTCTTTTGCTGCGATCTGTGCTGCATCTAGTTTAGCTTGTGCAAAAGCTTGTTGCTGTTGACCTAGTTGACTTTGATAACCACCTAAACCTTGTTGGTTAGCTAAATCTTGTGACGCTGCTTGTTGTGCTTGTTGAAACCCTTGGTTTAATAATTGTGCTTGTAGTTGTGCTCTACTTGCTGCTGCATTTCTTGCGGACTCTGCAGCCATAACACCTTCACGACCTCCACCATACGCACCAGCTGCAATAGCTTGATCTCTCATTCCTATGTCTTGGATAGTTTGGTTTCTGTCAAATTCTGCTAATGTTGTATCAATAACTTCTTGTTGATACGGAGACATGAATGCTTTGTATGCATCGGGTCCTGTAAGTGATCCTAGTCCTGCTGCTGCTTTTGCTGCTTGTGTTTGTAAAGCATCTTGTGCTGCAACTTTTGGATCGTATTTAGATGTATCAATACCTTTAAAACCTCCAGCGGGTATTGCGCCTGCACCTAATTTATCAATTGATTTTAAAAAGGCGGTAAGCGAACCTTCTATAATAGGTGCTGGTTTTGTTATCGTTGTTGTTGTTGACATTATACTTGAGCCTCCAATTCATTCATTGCTTTATACATTCTTTTTGCGCCTTCGTTTACACTTCCACCACCTGCTGCTCTTACGGCATCGGCTGTCATTACAAATTCATTCTTTGATAATCTTGCAGGCACATCGTCTGCTTTTTCTTTTTTACCAATCGGTACAAATCCTCCACCTCTTAAATCCATTTCTCTACCACCAAGATCCATTAGTCCACCTTCGGCTGCTTTTTCTCTAAAAGATTCTTCCATTGTTTCTCTTATCTTAACATCAGCTGGACCTTTGTAGTCGTATCTGTCTTTGTAAAATTCTTTTAATTCTTCTAAACTATTTGGTTTTCTTTTAAATTGTATTTCAAATTCTTCTACTATATCCATAATAGGTATATCCATATCATCCATAGCAGATACAAATTTTGCTGTATCTTTCATTTCATCATCTTCTATATTTTCTAATGCTGCTGGTATACCACCAAATTCTAATCCTACTCTACCACCATATGCATATCCCGCTGCTGCAATTGCATCTTCAATTTCGTCATCACTAAAACCATAAGCTTCCATAGATTGTCTAATAGCTAATGCTCTTGATGCGTTAGATGCGTATTCATTTTCAGCTTCTTCTTCCATCATTCGATCATATTCATCTTGATCTCTTTTAGCTTGCGCAAACATTAAATCACCAGTTCCTTGAGCTACTGGTATTGTATATTTAGATAAACCAGGATCAGTCATAAATTTAGAAGCTTTTAATCCACCTTTAGCAATTTCTCCTATAGCACTTTCTGCACCATATTTATCTATTCCTGCTTGTGCAAAATCTTTAAAACTTCCAGCTCCTGTACCTCTTGCATAAATTGTTTGATCAAATTTATCTACACCTATAGCCTTACCTGGAGTTCCTGGTGCAGTCATTGCACCTGACAACGCTCCGAGTCCCGCTGATAATAAATTAATATCACCTTCGTTACCTTCTTGTGCGAGTTGTCCAAAAATATTCATACCACCTGACATTAAAGCTCTTTGAGCCATACCAGATCCCATTATACCCGGACCTAACATCATAGGAGCAAACGCAGCAAGATATGGTAATGCTGGTTTTAATTCATTTGGTATTACTTTATCTAATACCTTCGATACTGGTTTGAATATTTTTCTTAAAAATCCCATATTTTCTCTTTATATTATATAATGACAGCAAGTTTGCCAAACTTGTAAAAGGCGAATGTATCACAATTTACAAGGTTTTTAAACATCCGTCAATCGCTGATATTTAAAGCAGCGCCTATATTTATCTCTTCCACAGTTACATTTACATCTCTTCGTATATGTTCTGCTTTTGTAGGTGTACTTGCATTTTGTACATCTGCTAAAGCCTCTGCATCTGACATGTATTCTTGACCTGTTTCTGTGTTAGTTAATGTTACTTCTGTTTTAGGTGTAATTACTGGTACCCTTTGACCATTAATCATTTCATACCTAACAGAAGCTTCTGTTTCTATAAACGGCATTATCTGTCCTCCCTGTTTATTTCTAATATTGATGCAATAACATCTACCGCACCACTAGTTGCTTGTACTTTTAATATTTCACTTTCTTGCATAATTAAAGGTTCTGTTAATACTTGTTCTTTTTCATTAGCACTTAAACTAACATTATTGTCTATTACAAATACGGTTCCCGCTGCGTTGGTTAATGTTGCTTTTACCACTGCTGCGCTTCCTGCATCTTCTACTACTAAAAGAGATTTAACAATAGCACGTGAATTACTTGGTACCGTATATAAAGTTGTAACATCTGTATTAGTTAAACTTACTTTATCATTTTTGTATATATTTGCCATTATCCTAATCCCAACCAGGTAAATCGTTCTTGGTCTTCTTTTTGTTGTGTTAAATATGTAGAGTTTAATTGTTCAATAATTGTATTTAATGCTCTATTGATTTGTCTTTGATTGTCTTCACTATATTCTTTTTTAGGTTCTGGTAATCTTACCACTACTTTTGTCATTATCCTCTCCTTCCATCTGGTTGTAAATCTACTTGAAATGTACCAAATCTCCAAGACTCACCTACACCCGTATTTTCTATTTTTATATTTGCATATCTACCTCTTGCCCTAGTGTCAACTTTTAAAGTTGATGAATCAATTGTAAAAGGACTCAATGAAGTTTCAATATCATCTTGAGAAGGATAATCTTTTATAGATAAGGTAACTTTATTATTACCAGTTAAAACTTTAAAGTTAGGTAAAAATCTTCTCATTGCTAAAAATACTTCTGCTTGATTTGGTTGTAGGGAAAAACTAAATGATTGTATAAAAGAAGTTAAAGCAGTTACACTACCATCAGGGTTAACCTGATCGGTCCCCGTTTCGTGTTCAAAAAATACACTTTGACCTAATGCATCTTGACCAATAACTTCAGGAAAAGTCCCATCATTAGAACTATTGTATGCAGTAGCATATGGTCTTGGATATACTAATGAATCAACCCAAGTAGTTCTAATAGAATTAGTGTTAACACCAGTGTACCAATTACCCATAGGTAGCTGCGCATTGTTTTGACCATAGTTATAAACTACATATCTATTGTTAAAATCAGATCCACTTGTTGGATACCACCAAGTTACTTCTGTGAATAGATTGTTAATACCTGCACAAACTTGTTGTCCTTTTGTTGTATCAATATCATCATAAATATAATCTTCAACTGAACAGGGTAAAGTATTTACAGTACCATCAAAAGAGAAGAAACCATTGTTACCCATCCAATAAGCAACACCGTCAATTTCAATTGCTGCGTTTTTACCAATTAATCCACAGTTAGTACCAACTTGTTCAAATCCAAAAGTAAAAGGCGCACCTACAAATTTCATTGTGTATAGTGCATTGTCGGTCCATACTAGAATATTTTCTTTAGCAACTAGTGCTCCCATAATTTTTGTACCGTCTTGTATTCTTTGTGTACCAGCAGTATTAGTTGCTTGAGGTGTGTAAGAATTAATATTTTCGTCTTCAGAAAATCTTATAAACATATCATCTTGAGTTGATGGAGTTCCAATTGTAGTTTCAGTTCCTAAATGAATTAAGTGACGTGTTGTTGGTGAAATTAAAGTTATTCTTGTAGCTGTTGGATTAGCTGATGTAGAAAATCCAGATGTAGATGTAGAAGCTCTTGTTGTTAATCTTGCTGTAATATCAGAATTCCATGTAAAAGTTTTACCGTTTGCAATGGTTGCAACTAATACATCACCAAAATTACTTAACGACCAAAGTCCAGGTTCTAGTGTAATTGTTCCAGCATCAACCGCATCACCCCATCCTCCCCATTCAGTAGCATTAGTTACTGTTGCACCACTTGAGTGAGCTTGACCGTTTGAAGTTCCAAAGGTTGCAGTTCCAAAAGCACCTCTAGTAATACCTGTTAAAGTATTTGTACCTTTTCCTGTATATGTAATTAATTCATTATTAACTGCTATAGTTCCTGTTGTTGGAAAACCAGAGTTTGATGTAACATTAATAACGGTCCCCGATCCACCAGTACCATTAGTATCTGCTAGTAAAGCACCATTTAAAGTTGTTGTAACAGAACCTTGTACAGTTCCGCCATATTGACCAATACCCCAACCATAACCATAAGACTGTGCAGCAGGACCAACAGGTTCATAAGGAATTACATCACACGCTCCCCCACCTGCAGCGCCGGTTGTAGTTTGTGTTCCTGTTACAATTGCAATTAAGTTTGATGTAACTCTTGTTACTTGAAATAATTTATCTTCGAACGCCGCATCAGTTAAACCTATACCACTTGGTACAGTTACATTATCTAATAAAATAATATCACCTGACTGTAAATTATGTGCTGAAGAAAATGTTAGTGATACTTCCTGTGTTGCATCTTGAGCAGACATTACAACACTTGAAAGTGTAGCTTTTACAGGAGTAACATCATGTAGTTGTCCTTCAAAATAAATAAGTAAAAACTTATCTGTTCCTATTGCAACGTATCTATTACCTTCTTTATCTACAAATGCGTGTTGTTTTCTAGCAACACCAACAATAGATTCGTTAAGTAATGATTGCCATCCTCCTACTTTTTCTGGAAGGCCATATCTAAATCTTACGTTATCAGAATCAACCCAACGGCCTTCGGCCCCAACAGCAGTGTCTTGCTTGTCTATACCAGGAGCAAACTTAATTTTCGTAAGCATCCTTTACTCCTATGATGTACTGTTAGTTTTTATTTGCCAGCCTTTTGTGGCAGTAGTAAATATTAAAGTTACACATTGATTGTTTGCAGTCAAATCTAAATCAGATGTACCACCTTGAATATTTGATCCGTTTCTACCTACAATACATTTGTTTGTTGCAAAACCATTTGATGCCGATACATCCATTATAGTTACTTCATCACCTGTTGTAGGTGATGCTGGCAGTGTTATTGTTACTTGGTTAGCAACTGTATCTACTCCAATTTGATCTCCAGCTACTGCTGTGTATGAAGTTTTGCTAGCTGCAGTTACTGTTGTAAATCCTTTTTCCATCATTGATAATGTAGTAGCAGGGACGCTACCTCTAGAATAAACTAAAACTTTTGCACCTTCTGGGAGAGGCACTTGTGTACTTGCACTTTGACCAGTAGTTAATAATGTTACTGTAAAACTATCACCAGCACCACCTCTAGTAGTTGCATCTTCTACAAAAAATACTCTGTTTGCATTTCCACCTGTTGTAGATGCAGGCATTGCTAAACTAGCATTACCAGATAAAGTACCAGTAAGTTTAATGTAAAGGTTTTTACCATTCGCGGTCGCCGATCCATCTGCTAAACTTAATGTAGTTGTACCAGAACTTAAAGTTACTTCTACATAACCTGAAGATGCTGTTTGTAATAATTGTAAATTAGTATTAGTAATTGTTCCCCATAGACCAGCTTTTTCACCTGTAGTGACTAGTTCTAATGATAAATCTGTTGAAAATGTTGATGCCATAATTTTAGTAAGGTTTGATTGGTGTCCAAACCATGTTTGCTCCTGGTATTATATCGTTCCACGTTATAACCCCTGGTTCGTTTGTATTTAATGTTAAACTTGAACCAGTAGGTAGTACATTTGCAGTACCTGTTACTGTAACATTTCCTGTCGCTAACGTCAATGCGTTTCCAGTTGTAATTGCAGTAGCTCCTGCGCTAACTACAAAAGTTCCTAAACCTAATGATACTTGAGATCCTGTAAGAGGACCGACATTAG